GCAGCGCCTGCGCCCGCCGCGCCGCGCAACGTGCCGCCGACGTTGGGCAAGCTGCCGGCGGCAGCGCCCAACGGCCCGATGGACGCCTTCGCGCAGATCGCGACGCTCGAGGGCGAAGAACTGGAGATGGCCATCGCGCGCATGTCGCCGGCCGAGCGGCGCAAGCTCGAGATGGCGGACTGACGCATGGCACGCGGCCTGACGCTGGACCTGCGCGTGGGCGAACGCGTCGCGCTGGACGACGGCCGCATCACGCTCGTGCTTGAGCACAAGAGCGGCGCGCGAGCGCGCATCCGCATCGAGGCGGACGCTTCAATCGCGATCGGCACGGCCGCCACCCGACGGTCCGTTGCTGATGCGAGTGAGCACGATGCGCGCGGGGCTTGCGCAGCCGTGCCAGTCTGATATATACCACCCCGTCGACTAGGCCCCACAGGCTTTGGTCCCTCTGCGCGCAGGAGTGCGCTATGTCGTCATCATGGAGATTGACACATGGCTCGCACGACCATCCTGCCGACCGACCCGGGTGCGGTGAAGGCATTCAACGCTTCGGTCGCGGTGGATGTCGCGAAGAAGTCGTACTTCAACTCGAAGATGGCAGGCAGCGAGACGCAGAAGCTGCCCATCGTCGTGAAGACCGACCTCGAGTCGGGTGCCGGCGACGAGGTCACCTGCTACCTCATCAAGAAACTGCAGGGCCGTCCTGCCCAGGGCTCCGAAAAGCTCGAGGGCCGCGAGATGCGCCTGCAGCACTACACCGACAAGCTGCGGATCGACAAGTTCCGCAACGGTGTGAACGTCGGCGACGTGATGGACCAGAAGCGGGTGAAGTACAGCATCCGCTCGCAGGCCCGTGACCGCCTCTCGGACTACATCGCCGAGATCGAGGACGAGCTGACCATGATGTACGCGGCCGGTGCGCGTGGCACGGGCGGCGAGATCCAGCACTTCCCGACCGACTGGGTCGCCTTCCCGAACGCCTTCGAGACGGCGGATGCGGACCACACGGTCTACGCCGGCGCGGCAACGTCGAAGGCGACGCTCGCGGGCACCGACAAGGTGGGCCTGGCGCTCATCGACAAGCTGGTCGCCAAGGGCAAGAAGTTCCTGGGCGCCGCCAGCCAGGGCGCGAAAATGACCCCGGTGATGATCGAGGGCGGCGAGCACTTCGTCATGCTGCTCGCCACCGAGGCCGCCTACGATGTCCGCCGCGAGACGGGCGACCAGGGCTGGATGGCGATCCAGAAGGCCGCCGCGGCCGCCGAGGGGCGCAACAACCCCATCTTCAAGGGCGCGCTGGGCATGTACAACAACGTCCTCCTGCACGAGCACGAGAACGTGATCCGCTTCTCGGACTACGGCGCCGGCTCGAACGTGCCGGCGGTGCGCAACCTGTTCATGGGTGCGCACGGCGTGGCCAAGGCCTACGGCTTCAAGGGCAACGGCGGCGTGCGCTACCAGCTCTCCGAGTCGGGCATCGACCACGACGAGGAAGGCGTGATCCAGTTCCGCACGATCCTCGGCATCAAGAAGACCCGCTACAACGGCAAGGACTTCGGTCTGATGACCGTCGATTCGGCCTTCACCGCGGTCTGACCTCAAGGAGAACCTGACCATGTCCGTCTACCGCGCCCCCTCGCCGATCCTCAACCAGCACCCCCCGGTCACCGCTTGCGGTGCCAAGGACCTGGTCGCGGCTCAGGCCACCTTCAACCTGAGCGGTGCGCTTGGGCTGAACAACGTCATCGAGATGATCGTGGTCCCGGCGGGCCACAAGATCGTCGACGTGATCCTCGACGTGTCCGACCTGGACACCGGCGGCACGCCGACGATCACGCTGTCCGTCGGCACCATGGCCGGCACCCCTTACGACTCGACCTTCGCGTCGCGGTCGGTGACCGAGAACATCATCGCGGCCTCGACCATCGGCCAGACCGGCGGCGTAGCCCGTGCCTCGGTGACCGGCTTCACCCGCATCGCGACGCAGGACATCGACCGCTCGGTCGGCGTGCTGATCAAGGCCGCTCCGCAGACCGGTGCGACCACCGGCACGGTGTCGCTGACCGTCTTCTACCGCGCCCAGGTCTTCGGCGACTGACCCCTTTCCTGATCGTCTCCTCCTTCCGGGCTGAAGAGTCTGGTTCGCGGCCCCTCCCCAGGGGCCGCTTTTCCTTCACCACCACCAAGGCATCCACCCCATGCTGATCGAGTGCAAGATCCACCGCGAAGGCGGCACCCGCGTCGACGTCAACGGCGTCGAGTGGCACTTCAAGGCGGACGCCTTCGGCCGCCACATCTGCGACGTCACCGACTCGAAGGTGGCCGACATCCTCCTGGGCATCCCCGAGGGCTACCAGCGCGCCAAGGCGCGCGTGCAGGGGGCGGCACTGGCGCAGCCCCAGCCGCGGGTTGCGCCGGTCGTCCCGCTGGGCTCGAACGTGCCCGTCGGTGCCCCGCAGAATCTGGACCAGATGAGCCGCGGCGAGCTCTTCGCATACGGCAAGTCGCTGGGCATGCCGACGCTGCCCGGCTTCTTGAGCGACGAGAAGCTGCGCCTGAACATCGCGTTGTTCCTGCGCGAGCGCGCGGACCTGGACGCCGACGTGCCGGAAGCCGACCAAGTCGACGAGCAGGGCGAGACCGAGGACGGCCAAGACGCCGACAACGCCGACGACGCCGATCCGGCCAGCGACGAAGAAGTCGCCGACCTGACCTGACGCGATGGCCGCCTCCGTTCAAGATCTGCTGGATCGGGCCCGCGTCCCGCTCAACGACGACGACAAGACGCGCTTCCCCGACGCGGTGCTGCTCGTCTACCTGAACGAGGCGATCGCGACCGTCCGCAAGGCCCGGCCCGACCTGTTCATGGCGGCGCTGTTGATCGAGCCGGTGGCCGTGCTGGGCGCCGGACCCGTGCCGGTGCCCTACACGCACCACCAGACGCTGGCCGACTACGTCACCGCTCGCGCGCAACTGCAGGACGGCGACGAATCCGGCTCGAAGGCGGCTGAACTGTTCAACCTCGCGGTGGCGGGCATCCGATGAAACTCTGGCGCGATGCGGCCCCACTCATCCTCCCCGATCTGAACGACTGCCCGTGGGAGATGGCGCAGAGCCGCCTGCTGCTGGCCGCGCGAGAGTTCTACTCGCGATCGGGCGCCTGGCGGTACAGCCTCGAGCCGTTCGTGACCCAGGCCAACGTCTTCGAGTACGACGCGGTTGACTTCAACGGTGCGGAGGTCGTGCGCGTGCTGTCGGCGTGGCACGGGTCGGATCCGCTGGAACCGCTGGACGCCGACACCCGGCAGATGGAAGAGGCCAACCCGTCCACGTCCGGTACGCCCTCAAAGATCGGCTACGAGAATCAGGCGATCTACCTCTACCCGACACCGGGTGAAGGCGGCGTGGCGGTGCGAGTCGACGTGATGCTGCAGCCGGCGCTTGATGCCACGGGTCTGCAGGACTGGATGTGGTCCGAGCACATTGAGGCCATCGTCAAGGGCGCGAAGGCCAGGCTGTACGCGACGCAGGGCAAGCCCTACACGGACCTGACCATGGCCTCCTTGATGGGGCAGGAGTTCAAGGACGAGATCAGCCGCGCGTACTGGCTGACCTCGCGCGCATCGGGGCGTGGGCGCGGGCGCGTGCGCGCGCACTTCATGTGAGCCTGGCGTGCTGATCAAGATCCCGACCTTCAACGGCGTCTCGCCGCGCCTGACCCCCCGCGCGCTGCCGGAGACGTTCGCCACTGTCGCCCGGGACACGAAGCTCTGGAACGGCTCGCTGCGGCCGTGGCGCGCACCTCTCACCGTGCGGACGGTGGCGCTCCCCGGGGTCACGCGCTCGATCTACCGGTTCGGCCAGGACGCGCCAACCGACGCCGACTACTGGTTTACCTGGACGACGGATGTGGATGTGGTGCGGTCGCCGGTTGCGACGGGCGAGCGCACCTTCTTCTCGGGCGACGGGCCCCCAAAGGTGACCGATACGACGTTGGCGCTGACGGGGGGTGGCCTGTTGCCGAACGCGTCGTACACCTTGGGGGTTCCGTCGCCCACCTCTGCCCCTGCGGTGACGGTCAGCGGCACTGCGGGCCCCAACGAGCAGCCGGTCGACCGGTACTTCGTCTACACCTTCGTCAACTCGTGGGGCGAGGAGGGGGGCGCGTCGCCCGTTTCGGCGCTCGCCTCGGCCACGAGCTCGCAGACGATCACGCTGTCCGCGCTGCAGGTGCCGACCGGCCAGCAGGGCTTCAGCACGAAGCGCATCTACGAGACGCAGGGCACGGGCGCTGCGGCCGACTTCTACTTGGTAGCCGAGGTGGCGGCCGGCGCGCCGTCGGCGGCCTTTCCAGCGAACGTCGCGGCCACACCGTCAACAACGTCCACCGGCGTCGGCTCGCTGCTGGAGACCGCAGCCTTCATCCCGCCGCCGGCGGACCTGCGCTGCCTGCGCCTGCTGCCGGGCCCGACGCTGTGCGGTCTGTCGGGCAACAAGCTGCGCTTCTCGGCCTTCCGCTACCCCTACGCGTGGCCTGCCGTGCTCGAGTATCCCTTCGAGTATGACCCCGTCGCGATCGGCGTCTACGGCAACACGGTGGTCGTGGCGACCAAGGGCCTGCCCTACATGGTGCAGGGATTGGATCCCGAGGCGATGCAGACCACGAAGCTGGAGTTCCAGTACGCCTGCGTCTCGAAGCTCTCCATGGTCGAGATCGGCGGCGGCGTTGCGTGGGCTGCGCCCGACGGACTGGTGCTGGCGGACACGTCGGGCGTGAGACTGCTGACCGAGGACCACTTCGACCCGGACCAGTGGAAGGCGCTGGCGCCCGAGTCGATGCGCTGCGTCTGGTGGAACCGGCGCATCGTGATCTTCTACGACACCGGCACCGTGCGCGGCTCGATCATCCTGCAGCCGGGCGCAGAACCCGTCTTCTCGACGGTGTGGGGATCGGCCGCGTGGGTCGACCCGCTGCGCGGCGCGCTCTACGTCGCGATCGACAACGACATCCGGCGCTTCGATGCGGGCGCGGCGCTCACCTACGCCTGGCGCTCGAAGATCTACCGCACGCCGCGGGCGCTCAACTTCTCGGCTGGCCACGTCAAGGCCGACGGTCCGGTCACGCTGCGACTCTACGGTGACGGTGTGCTGCGGCACACGCGCACGGTCATCAACGACCGCCCGTTCCGACTGCCCGCCGGCTACCAGGCCAGCGACTGGCAGGTCGAGCTGGAGGGCGCCTCGGAGGTCTTCTCGGCGGCGATTGCCGAGGTCATGGACGAGCTGCGCGAGGCGGCCTGACCATGGCCAACCCTCCGGCGCTGGTCACGCAGGTCCGCGGGCTGGGTCTTCCCGACCGCGCGGTGCGCGCGATCGAGGAGATCCAGGCCGCCGTGCGCAGCGGGCAGTTCGCGCTCACGGGCGACGCGCTGTCGCAGGTGCAGAGGCTCGTCGCGCAGGGCGCAGGCGGCAGCGGCTCGGGCGGCGACGCGGGAACGGTGAACGAAACCCCCGACCTGTCGCCGCCGCCAGCGCTCGAGAACCTGACCGCCGACGGCGGCTACGGCATCGTCTTCCTGCGCTGGGATCCGGCACGGGACCGGCGCTACGGCTACGCGGAGATCTGGCGCAGCAGCACGAACAACATCGGCACGGCGGTCATGGTGGCCACCGCCGCCGGCAACCTGTATCCCGATGAAGTGCAGGACCAGTCGACTTTCTACTACTGGGTCCGCGCGGTCAACAAGTGGGACACCTCGGTCAAGAGCGCGTACACGCCGAACGGCACGACGGGCGTGGCCGCGACCACCGCGCCTGATGTCGACTACCTGCTTGAAGCGTTGGCCGGGGCCATCAGCCAGAGCCAGCTCGCTGGCGCTCTGTCCTCGCGCATCGACCTGATCGACGCCGGCAGCGGCACGCCGGGGTCGGTGAACGCGCGCATCGTTGCCGAGACCAACGCGCGCACCGCCGGCGACACGGCGCTGGCGACCTCCATCTCGGCGCTGGCCGTCTCGTCCGACCCGGGCTTCGACTGGGCGAAGATCTGGTACTTCGACACGACGGTCGAGGGTTGGACGTCGAACGGCGGCTCGCCGACAGTCTCAGCGGGCGGCTACCTGCGCCCGGCCAACAGTGGCAGCGACCCGCAGCTGATCTCGCCCGCAGGCTTGGCGATCAGCGCCGCGACCTACGCGCAGGTCAAGGTGCGCGTGCAGCGCGTGGGCACGCCGACCTGGGAGGGCAGGCTCTACTGGAAGCGCACGGGCGACGCGACGTGGGACATCGGCCGCTCGGTGACGGCAGCCGAGCCGACGTGGACAGGCGGGCTGGGCGCGGTCGTCTTTGCGCCCACCTGGAACGGCACGATCGACCAGATCCGCCTGGACCTGGGCGCTGCGGCCGACAACACGAACCGGCACGAGCTCGACTGGGCGGCGGTCGGGCGGTCCGCGCCGGGGGCTTCGACCGCGATGGTGGCCGACCTCGAGCAGACGAAGATCGGCTACTGCGTAATCGGCGGCGTGGCCACCGACCAGACGAGCAAGGCCGCGTGCGAGCTCGCCGGCGGCACCTGGAGCGTGGGCCTGCCGATCGCCACCGCAGTGCGCCAGGTGGCGGTCAACGACGGCGGCGGCTCCGTGGCGCTCGAGCAGCGCTTCGTGGCGCAGCGCACGACCAACCAAGGCCTGCTGGGCCAGTACACCGTCAAGATCGACGCCAACGGGCGCGTGGCCGGCTTCGGCTTGGCCAGCACCGTCTCGGCTGCCGGGGTGGGCACCAGCGACTTCGCGATCCGCGCGGACCGCTTCTACATCGCGCCGCCGGGGGGTGTGGACTTCGGCATCGCGCCCTTTACGGTGCTGACGTCCCCGACCGTGATCAACGGCGACACGGTGCCCGCCGGCACCTACATCGCGGACGCCTTCATCCGCAACGCGGCAATCACCGGCGCGAAGATCGCGACCGCGACGATCACCGACGCCAACATCGCATCGCTCGACGCCTTCAAGATCACGGTCGACTCGCTGGTCGGTCGCATGGCGCAGATCACCACCGGCGAGTTTCAGCAGATCTTCGCGACCAAGGCAGTCATCACGGACGCGAACATCGTTGATGGCACGATCACTACCGCGAAGATCGCCAACGTCATCCGATCGACCAACTTCAACGGCTTCACCAACTCGACCAGCATCACCGACTTCGGCACGGCCGGGTGGGCGATCGCGAAGAACGGGCAGGCGGTCTTCAACGACGTGGCCGTGCGCGGCACGGTCATCTCCCCTTGCCCGGGCGGCGACGTCGAGCTGGGCCGAGACGTCGGGCCCGGCGGCGGCCACTACGGGCTGTCGCTGTCGGCCACCAACTTCAACAACATCTTCCTGCGCCGCTCCGACGGCCACGTCTTCTTCCGCGTCAACGCAGGAGGGGCAAGCTCAATCGACTACAGCAGCGAGCCGGGGGGTGGGCTGACGATCAAGGGTACGGTCACGGCGTCCGACATCAACGCCTCGCTGATTCGCAACACCGACTTCAGCGCCTACTTGGACGTGCGCCCGGGCGCCCCAAGCGGCTACCTGTTGTACACGGTGAACGCCAAGATTTTGGCCGACGGTTCGACGCGCTTCGCCAACGAGATCGCGACGGGCGTGCAGGGCTTCGGCCTGTTTATGTCAGAGGATGGCGTGGGGGCTTGGAGCGTTGCCGCTGATATCTCCATACCGGGCGCGATCGGCCTGCAATCGGCAGCATTCACCGTGCTGTGCAGCCCCAGCGTCACCGTGCAGACCTCGGGCATCCCCGTGACCTCTTTCGTCGGCGAGACCCGCACCGAAGTTGAACTCGCAGTGTCGCAGACCATAGGCTCGACGGGCAACGCCACCGCTGCCTCCAACGCGGGGTCCGGGGTGCTGGCTATTCGTGCGCGCGTGAACTTCAAGGCAGCGCCAGCTTACGCCAACTACCCTTTCTCGCCTGTGCTTAACAGCATCCAATGGCGCGTCATCCGCGTGACCTAGCGGCGGCGCTGCGGGTCTGATACACCCCGGCCCGTCGCCCGGCCCCGCACCGCGGGTAAGTCCGGTCATGGAGCATGCGAGCGCCGATGGACACCTCAGACCCCCGATTCGCCGAACTGGAGTCCATCTTCCTCGGCAACCAGCACGCGATCGATCTGTTCGCCGCGTGGGTCAAGATCACCGAGGTCTGGGATGACCTGATCGACGGGGACCGTCCCGTCTCGAAGGCTCAGATCCACTCGGCCTTCTGCGCTGCGCTCGTGGGCCTCCCGGCCAACCCCCTCTACCAGTCGCATGGTGCGGTGATCCGCGCTGCCATGGCCGGTGCGATCGTGGCCTGGATGAACTCCGACGAGATGCGCGCCAACCCCGCCGGCGCCGAGGACGTCATCACCGCGCACGTCGTGCGCTACCAAGTGGTCGACGTCGCGATCCTCCTGCTGGCCGAGCTCTTCGGCTTCCAGCACGCCGCAGCCCACGCGCCCGCGATCCGCCGGATGTTCCGCTGCGAGTCGCTCAACGAATTCCTGGAGAACTGACATGGGATGGTCCGCCAAGGCCCCGCCGCCTGACCCGAAGATCGGTGAGGCCGCAGCCGCCACCGCGCAACTGGGGCGCGAAGCGCTTGAGTGGTACAAGAACTACACCGACACGGTGCTCACCCCGCAGGCGAACGAGGAAGCGGCGCTGAACAAGCGCGTGATCGATCAGGCGATGGACATCGCAGGCGATCAGCAGACGATTGCCAACGAGACCTACGACTACCAGAAGGGCACCTTCCGGCCGCTCGAGCAGGGCATCGTCGCCGACGCGACCAACTTCTCGACGCGCGACTACGGTGACCGCAAGGCCGCGCAGGCGGCTGCCGAAGTCGAGCAGGCGATGAGCCAGGCGCGCGCGGCCAGCGCTCGCGACCAGGCGCGCATGGGTATTGCGCCCAGCGCGGGCGTGGCGGCAGCGCTTGACCAGAACATGGCGCTGAAGGCGGCGGCGGCCAAGGCGGGCGCGGCTACCGGTGCGCGCGACAACGCGGAGCAGATGGGATTCGCCCGGCGCATGGACGCAGCGTCCCTGGGCAGGGGTCTCCCCAGCCAGCAGGCGGCGGCC